GAGCCAGTGTGTTGCACTTGCTCGATGAGGTATTCGTGACCCTTTTGCGCGAAGCGACGACGCTCTTCGGTGTCCAAGTACACGTAGTTGGCCCAGACCTTGAAAACATTCTTGTTAACATAGGTCTCCATGTCGGAGGCCAAGTCAATGTCGATGCGGACTTCGTGGTATTGGAGGGCAATCAAAGGCAAGTACAAACCTGGGTTACGGTTGAAGAAGAAGACCAATGGCAAGTACACGGTCTTACCGGTAGCCGCAGTGGTCATCTTGGCGTAGGACGCCTTCTTGGCTTCATCGTGGTACAAGTTATCGTACAAACGCCACCACTTTTGGTAGTGCTTGTCGATGCGTTGGCCACCGATGGAGAGTTCAACGTTGTTGACCGCGCGTTCCGCGACCCAGCAAGCATCCGCAACCGCCGAAGTGGTAATAGTCGCCGCAGCGTTAGATTGCAATTCAATGTACATGTCACCGACCAAATCACCGTTACGGGCAATGGTCACAGACACGCGACCGGAGTTGGCCGCAGTACCGTTGACAGTTTGTTCGATGTTTTCCATCGCGAAGTTGGTGTGACGCTTGTACACAGCCTGGAAGAAAGTGACTTTTGGGTTACCAGTCAAGTAGACATCTTGGGCGCCATAGGCGACGAGTTGCATGAGACCACCGGCCATCGTGAGAGTTTTTGTACTATATAGCAAGATTTTTTTTCTGGTCGAAATCGCACGAGTGCGAAAATTACACAATCAACTTTTCTCAGCATATGTTAAAATGTCGTCACAGCCTGAAGATGAAGTTGAAGATGGGGAAATTGTATCTGACGAAGAAGAAGAAATTGTATTGTCTGAAGAGGAAGAGGAAGATGACGAATTCTTTATGGACGAAGACGAGGGTGTCATGGATGTCGTTGGTTTGATGAGTTCGCTCTTGGCGACCCCAGACGGAGACACTGTGTGTTCGGCTCTCGTGAATATCTCCAATCAATTGGAAACCCAAAATAGAATTCTGATAAAAATGCTTGCCAAGATGTCCCAAAAATCTACTTAGAAAGATATCGCGTTACTTAGTAAATACCATAGAAAATGGAACACACCCATTTCATCGATAAGGAACCCAATAAGTATGAGGCACTCTCCGAGCTTCAAAAACAGCACATCCAATCGATGAAAGAAGAACAGGTACTTGACGTGATTAATAAGTTTGAACAGGCGTGGTCTCTAAAGACAAACGACTTCCGTAATGCCCGCGAACTTGGATATAGACAATACATTCACCCCGAAAACTTCGACGACACTGGAAATCCAATTCCAAATCAAATCGATATCCTTGCGATCAAAGGTAACCGTGATCGTCAAAGAACGTATCTGATCAACTTGAAAAACCACGCTCGTGATATCAAGCTTCACAAGTATGATCACGCGGATGATGGGATGACCGTTGTACGCCGAATCAATAACGTCCTGAAGCAGTTGTGTGACGGGTATGAGAACATTCGCAGACACTATACATCATTTGAACGGATTGACAACCCAACTGCACTTCCACAGTTTAGTGTGACGGGAGATCCATCGACGATGGACGAAGAGGAAATTGAAAGTTCGACTCCGTTCCAGAAGTGTTTATTGTATGCCCTGGATGAAACGTATAAGAGTGGGTATCGTCGATACAAAGATTCGTGTTGTGAAGAGAAGAAGACGGTCGAGGGTCATCGAACAAGGGCATGGAAACCCAAGTTCACAATTGAAAGATTCGTATATTCTCTTGCACAGAAAGATGACGATTTCGTTAATTGGAAGCACTTTACAAGCCGAGGCTCGGTGTTTCGAGAAGTGATTGATAATCTTTCAAAGTGTATTGATGCACAGTTCCCAGAAATTACAAAAAGACGTCAAGTGTGGTCATTTAAAAATGGTGTTTTCATTGGTAAAGAATGGATTCCCGACAGAGGGGTGTACGATTGCTGTTTTTACCCCTATGAAAGTAAGGAGTTCAGATGCCTTGATCCAACAATCATTGCGTGTAAGTATTTTGACAAGCAATTTGATGACTTTTCTCACATTGACAGATGGCAAGATATCCCAACCCCGTTCTTCGACTCGATTCTAAAATATCAAAAGTTTGACGATGATGTCTGTGATTGGGCCTATGTAATGGGTGGACGTCTCTGTTTTGATGTGGGTGATCTCGATGGGTGGCAGGTTATTCCATTTTTCAAGGGTATTGCACGGTCCGGTAAGTCAACTCTAATTACGAAAGTATTCAAGAAGTTCTACGAAGATGAAGATGTTGTGACAATGTCGAATAATATTGAAAAAAAGTTTGGACTCTCTGCGATCAAGGATGCTTTCATGTTTATTGCCCCAGAGGTAAAGGGTGATCTCGCACTCGAACAAGCCGAGTTTCAGTCGATGGTATCAGGTGAAGATGTATCTGTGGCTGTAAAAAATAAGACTGCGACGAGTATTGAATGGAAGGTCCCGGGTGTATTGGGTGGGAATGAGGTTCCAAACTGGAAGGATAATTCGGGTTCGGTGCTCCGCCGTATTCTCACCTGGAACTTCTCAAAGCAGGTCAAGGATGCAGATCCCCAGTTGGATCAGAAGCTTGATGGTGAAATCCCCATTATTCTTCTCAAGTGTATCCGAGCGTACTTGGATTACTCAAACAAGTACAGAAACAAGGATATTTGGAATGTTGTCCCCGAATACTTCAAGAAAATCCAGAAGCAGGTTGCAATGGTTGCGAGTACCCTCCACAATTTCCTGGAATCCACCAGCATTGTCTATGGGAACGACCTCTTTGTGCCCCAGAAGCTCTTCATCCAGGTATTCAATCAGCACTGCCAAGCGAACAATTTGGGCAAACCCAAGTTCAACCAAGACTTCTATGCAGGTCCATTCAGTTCACGGGATATCGAAGTCAAGGAAGAGACGGTGACTTACAAGGGTCGAACATATCCAAGACAGCCCGTGATCTACGGTCTCGACGTCATTGAAGAAACGCTTGGATTTGCAGATGATTATTAAAAAAAATGCTGACCAATAGTAATATGAGCCAACAGCTCAGAGAATTTGTAAAGCAGTCGGGTGTGGAGTTACGCACCACGAACAGCCCAAGTTCAGTATCCACAACCGCGTCAAATAACGCACTCAATAGAGAAATTGAGATGGAACTTGGAATTACCCGACAACAGGAGTTTCCACCTCGCCTTGAAAAGAATATGATGAGTAATGAAAATTATGGCGAGTTTGCGGAGTTTGTGTACAACTCAAACAATGACATGAATAACATTGTAGCTGATATTCCCATACCAAAACCAGAGCTTACCGTGAGTAAGTTGAACCCAGGTATGTTCAATGCAACGGTGAATCGTCAATTCAGCGCTGATACTCGTATCAACCTTAAAAAGATTCTCCTCAAACAACCCCTCCCAAAATCACCCATTGGTGAGGGTCTTTATATAGACACCACAGAGATTAATGGTATTTATGGACGATTTGTCACGGGGTTTACACATACCCGTGAATATGGTCGCAAGGGGAATATGAACTTGAACTTTTTTACAGTTCAACTCAAGATTATCGTAACAAATGGGGTGGAATCCAAGGGTGCTACAGTCAATTTCTATAAGAATGGTAAGATTCGATTCTCTGGGGGGTTTATTGGGACAAATATCGCGAATCAACCTGAGCTCATTCGACGATTCATTGTGGACAATTATTCCGATAAAGAAGCCTTTCTCTATAGCCCATTTGAATACAACAATCTTAGTGGTCAGTTCAGAATCAATGGGGTCATACGTAACATGGGTGAACTTGCGCGTCGGGGGCAACGACAATATGGCTACACGGAGATAAAATATGATGGTGAGTTGTCTCCATTTATGTATATCACTTACAATGGACACAAGTATATTATCTCAAAAAGTGGTAATATTCAAATATCCGGGGCGCGAAACCCTGCGGATATGTTGGTCGCATACAATGATGGTATTGATCTTGTCCGAGACTTGAACACAAATGGTGAAATTGTATTGTCCAGTAGTTCTAATATTCCACGTAAACTTGTGAAAAAACAAACCAAGAAGTCACCCAAATCAAAGAAGACCCGTCGAGCTGTGTTAAGTACAAATCAAAAGGCGGCCCTTAAGATTGATGGTCGACAATGTATGCGCCTTTCAAAGTCGGAACTTGTGGATCTCGCGAAGAAGTTGGGTGTTGTAGGCATTACCCAATCCTCCAAGAAGGAGGACATCTGTAAAAAGATCAAAGGTATATCTAATACCAAAACGGCGACATTCAAAAACACAAACAAGGGGCGTAACGTGACCCTCTCAGGTACAAACAAATCATTTAAAGTTGGTCGCGCGACCTGTACGGGTTATAGCAAAACCGAACTTCTTCGTGTCGCGGGGATCCTCAAGATTAAGCTTGATCCCAAGGAAACGAAAGCGACTCTCTGTGCAAAGATTGAAAAGGTGCGTAACGCGATGGTAGCCCCCAAACCAAAACCAAAGACACCACCACCCAAACCAACTAGGAAAGAAGTGGCAAAGCAAAAGGAAGTGGTAAAGACGCAACAAGTTATCAAGAAAAGAGGACTCAATGAAAACTCGATTCGTAGAGACCTTGTTAAATTGTACGGTAGTCGGTGGATGAACCGTTACAAGAATGTGATGCCCTCGATTGATAATGATGTGAAAGCAGTCAAAGTGAAGATTAATGAATTGAACAAGGGTAATAAATTGGGTCTCCCATTCAAGAAGAATGTGGATACCATTAAGAAGGGTATGGTTAGTAATTGGAAAATGGAAAGAAGACGAGAATTGGAAAAGAAGGTCATTGGAAGTCAACTCAATGTCACTAACGTTCCACGTAACTTGGTGACACAATATAGAAATGCCGCGACAAACTATATTCTTACTAAAGGTCCAACTATGAAACAATTGGCAAATCACAAGAAGACTTGGGTAAACTTAAGGATGAAGCGTTAATTGTTATTAGAAATGGAATTCATTGAAAAACAACTCAGAGAAAGATTTGACATTGGTATGAAACGCTATGGACATGGGGTAATTATTGATTCGGATACTAGAAATTGGGGAACACCTAGAAACTCCTGGATTGACATGGCCGTTGAAGAGTTTCTAGATGCAGTCATATACATAGTGGCTGACTACGTGAGAGAATGGCGAACGCGATGCCCTCTAATTGCGGAATACACTATAAAATCGGAAGATGACAATGGACTTATCATACACATTATACATAATTATACTCGCATGGAAAGTCCCAAACACAAAATGCTTGTATGGAATCTAATTAACATGATATATACGTGTTCAATATTTTGAGAGGTTCCCCAATTTGCTTGAGGTGAATCGTGTGATACGCAAAGTTGTACTTGGGAAATAGTTCCTTAATTAAATTAGATATCACAGCACCCTCCACATAGTTGGGTATTCCCGAACATACTGAATTTCGTTCAATTTGAAGAAAACGATCCTCCAATTGCACGAACTTTTTAAGACTTTCTGCGTCGACACCATCCGCACGCATTTGTTTGTATGTACTTTTAGACATACCCGCGCTGAGATGGAAATTCTTAGAACCAGCTATTTCTTCTGAGTTAACACTCTTTTCATACATGAGAGCGAGTGCTATAAGGGCGAGGATTGCAAACCTTGTCATTTACTTATTACATAGGAATTAATTTAGATAGATCGTTAACTTTGTGAATGATATTGAAGAGTTCATCACGACACGACACATCACCAGGTTTAATGATTTCAAACTCAATTTGATAGGAACATTCTTCCTCGGAATCCATATCAACATTATCACCCGATGAAATCGTCATGTCGATACTAAGGTTCTTTCGAATGAACGAGTGGCGCGTCTTTGTTCGTTTTCGATCCATTTCATATTCACCCCACGTTGGGATTTCTCTAGAAATACTAAAACGCATATCAAGTGGTGTACCGGTAAAATCATCTTTGATAACATTAATCTTTTGAATCATTGTTTGTTCACCCGTGTCATGATCCGATGAGATTCTTACACCCTCTTTGTCGCTATAAAATATATCGGACACAGATGTTTTTACACTTTCCCACCCCGTATACCGTCGAAGCCCATCGAGTACGCGCTCGAATGTTTCTTTCCCCACATTTGTATCAAAGAAAGATCCATTATATTTACCAAGACGCAACTCTATTTCGATATTTTCTTCATCCTTATGTGTGTCAAACACGGGGAGAACCTTATCGGTGATAGTTTCAATGTCTAACATTATTCTTTACAATAGAGATACGCGTCATTCTCTTAAGTGTTTTTTATACACAAAATGTAATGAGAGGTTTTTTAAACCTCGGAAATACTTGCTATTTTAATACAGCACTCCAATGTTTACTTCACATCCCAGTACTCTCGAATTACTTTTTACACGCACAGTACACGGGAGATTGTGAGTTCACACAATTGTACTCGACGCTCGTTCATTTCTATTGGGTATCCCAAGAAAAGGGAGTTGTCAATATGA